GATATTATCTGTAGTATCTGCGACAGAATGTATCCGGGAATGGACTGTGAGCCTGCCGACTGTGAGTGGATGAAGATGCTGGCGGAGGAAGCTGTTGATGCGGTGCCGGTGGTCAGATGCAAAGACTGCAAATACTACAAAATTAGCGAACTGCATCCACCCTATAAGTTCTGTTTTAGACTTAGACACCCAACAGAGAATAGATCAGTCGGTTACAACTTTGCAGATGACGACTTCTGCAGCCGTGGAGAATGCAGGGAGGACAAAGATGGATAATGTAAACGATATCATCCAGCGGGATTGGAGCAAGGACTTTATCTCCCTCATGCAAAACCGTATCATTGTATCTCACTACAAATACGGCTGGATGAGCCAAACCTACCCGGAGCTGGCCAAGGCGATAGACAGCGCAGAGGAACGGCTGCGGCTGTACCGGGAAACAGGCAATACCGAATGGTTGGTTGACCTTGCCAATTTTGCCATGATCGAGTTTATGCACCCCAGCCACCCGCAGGCCCATTTCCGGGCAACAGGCAGCGATGAAAGCCCAGGCCTTAAAAACGGGATAAGCTATAAAGAGCTGATGGAGGAGGGAGAAACATGATTGACTACAAGCGCATCTGCATTGACGAGCTGAAATGCCACAGCTATAAGCTCCGGTCGTTGGAAAGCCTGCCGGAAGAAATCCGCCGCTACAATGAGCAGATGGACGGCATTCGGTCCGCTACCAGCGATGCTACACCAGTAAAGGGCGGTGGCTGCGGCCGGGAAGATCATTTGATTAACGCAATCTCCCGCCGGGATGCGCTCTCGGCAAACCTTGTGGTAGTCAAGTGGCAGACCTCCCAAGTTGAGAAAGGACTGGCCTGCCTGACGGAAAAGCAGCGGCGCATCCTTGAGTTGTTCTACATCCGCCGGGAATACGGCTACATACAGCGGCTTTGCCAGGAGTTCAACGAGAGCGAGCGGCAAATCTACTACGATAAGGACGAAGCCCTCCGGAGATATGCCCTTTGCCGGTATGGGTTGACCGAACTGTAAAGTTTGCAGAAACATTGCAGAAATAAGATGCATATACAGTGTATACTGATAGTGTGGTAAAACACAAACTTCCCTTGACATTCCTCCTGGTGGGGAGCCGGGCCCCTAATCCCGGCAATCTGCTCCCGTAGCTCAATGGTAGAGCGGCTGCCTTGTAAGCAGCGGGTTATAGGTTCAAGTCCTGTCGGGTGCTCCAACTTTATGTTTTACCTCCTTTTTACGGGGTCGCCGATGCCCCGTTACCCCATCGGCAATACGCAGACGGAAGCTGGGCGGATACAGCTCCGTGGAATACGGGTTCGCAGGTTCGAATCCTGCCGTCTGCCGCGCGGAAACATTCCCGTTTGGTTTCATAGGCTAATTTAGCCGAACTTTTAGCGACGGGCGATCAAATGAACAATTCCCCTGAGTTCTTGGGCGGATGGCGTTACTGACGCAGCCGGTGGTTTCTTACAAGGGGAGCCTAAAAAAAGAACAGGACCTCCCTGCACCTCTCCGCGAAAGCGTGATGTGACCCAAGGGGGGACAGTATATCAGAGAGTACCGCAAGGCGCTCTCTTTCTTTATGCCATAAAGGAGGCGATACCTCTGGATTTAATAGTTCGCAAGATTCCGCAGAGTGACACCATCAAGGTGTATCCGGTATCGGATGTGCATTTGGGCAGTATCCTGCACGATAAAGAGGGCTGGCAAGCATTCTGTCGCCGGGTGGAGCAGGAGGACGCATACCTTATCCTCGGCGGCGATCTCATCAACAATAATACCCGCCATGCGGTAGGCAGTCCCTTTGAGGACTATATCCGCCCACGGGAGCAGAAAAAGCTGATGGTTGAGATGCTTACTCCTATCAAGGATAAAATCCTCTGCGCGGTAGCCGGGAACCATGAAGCCAGAACCGCCAAGGACACCGACCAAGACATTATGGGCGATATCATGTGCAAGCTGGACATGGAGGACTACTACGCCGAGGACATAGCATTCCTCAAACTGGAGATTGGGCGCAGGGCAACAAGAGATATCCCTATCACCAGCTATACGATGGCTGTTACCCATGGCTCCGGCGGCGGCATTTACACCGGTGCAACGGTCAACCGCAATGAGCGCTTCGGCTACACCATAGAGGGCATTGACGCTCTGATTGTTGGCCATACCCACAAAGGCACCATCAGTAAGCCTAAAAAGATCGTGGTGGACAGTAACAACAATGTTATCCGTACCAAGCAGCTGGTAGTGGTTAGCTGTACCGCATGGCAGCAGTACGGAGGCTACGCAGCCCGGAAGATGCTGCTGCCCAGCAGCGAGAGCGACCATGAGCAGCCGCAGACGCTCCTGCTGTGCGGGAACAAGACAGGCACTAAGCGGATAACCACAGTTTGGTAACAATAATTGGTAGCCCGGCATAGTAGACACCGGGAGGGTAAGGGCGGGTAATGACAAAGGGGGAGCAATGGCAAATCTACGCGGTATTGCGGCAAAGCTGCAAACAGCACTTTGCCATAAAGGCATATACATAAAGCTTAATCAAGTACAGGCGTACTCAGACAAAAGCAAAAGGATGGTGACTAAGTACTTGCTTATCCAAACAGAGAACATAATGGGAAGAAATAAAAACACAACCATCCTTGAGACCTACAAGCTGGCTGATGCGGTAAAGGCTTTAGCTGAACTATACGAGGATGGCGGTGGCTGATATGAAGCTGACGCAAAAGCAAAAGGTATTCTGCGAAGAGTACATAAAGACAGGTAACGCATCGGATGCAGCAAGAAAGGCCGGATACAGCCCAAAAACGGCCCCATTTATTGGAGCGGAGAACTTAAAGAAGCCTCAAATATCGGCCTATATCAAAAGTAGGCTGGATGAACAGGACGCGGCGCTGGTAGCGGATGCTAATGAAGTGTTGCGTTTTTACTCCGCTGTTATGCGCGGGGAAATAAGAGACCAGTTTGGTCTTGACCCTTCTCTTGCGGATAGGATAAAGGCGGCAGACAGCCTTGCAAAGCGGCTTGCCGCAGCCGAGGGAAAGCCGAGCGCAGATATGGCAGTAAAGGTGATTATAGATGTCTGAAATTAGGCTTTCCGAGAAAATTGGGCCTGCTTTTTACGCTGTTGCCAGGGATGTATTCCGCCATGGGCATACCCACTACGATGAGAGCGGCGGGCGAGGGTCCTTGAAATCCTCCTTTATATCCATTGTGGTTCCGCTATTGTTGGTTAATAACCCCGGTACCCACGCCTTGGTGCTGCGCAAGGTGGCTAACACCATCCGGGATAGCGTTTATGCCCAGTACATCTGGGCTATAGGGGAGCTTGGAATGGCGGAGTACTGGGAAGCAAAGGTTTCCCCGATGGAATTGATTTATAAGCCTACCGGGCAGAAGATCATGTTCCGTGGGGCCGATGATCCCATGAAGATCAAGTCCATAAAGGTACCGTTTGGGTATATCGCTGTAACGCACTTCGAGGAAAAAGACCAGTTCGCCGGTCGGGCGGAAATCCGTACTATTTTGCAGTCCACAATGCGCGGCGGCTCTAAGTTCTGGAATTTTGAAAGCTATAACCCGCCGATCAGCCGCGATAACTGGGCCAACAAAGACAGCCAGGAGGAACGCGCTGACAGGATGTGTCATAAATCAACCTATTTGGATGCTCCTCCGGAGTGGTTGGGGCAGCAATTTATCGATGAGGCGGAGCACCTTAAAGCGGTAGATGAAAGGGCATACCAGCACGAGTATCTTGGAATACCTGTGGGAACCGGCGGTAATGTCTTTGACAAGCTGGAGCTGCGGGAGATTACCGACGATGAATTCAAGGGCTTTGACCGAATCTACCAAGGGGTGGACTGGGGATGGTTCCCGGATCCGTTTGCATTTATCAGGCTCCATTATGATAGGGCAAGGGAGACCATCTACCTTTTGGACGAGATATACCAAACCAAGCTGCCAAATGAGCAGAGCGCCCAAAGGATCCTGCAGCGTGGGTATAACGATGCAAGGATTATCTGTGATAGCGCCGAGCCTAAAAGTGTTGCAGATTTCCGCGCTATGTGGCTACCGGCGCAGGAGGCCATAAAAGGCCCCGGCTCTGTGGAATACGGCATGAAGTGGTTGCAGCGGCGGACAATCGTTATTGACCGCAGGCGGACCCCAAACGCCTATAACGAGTTTGTGGGCTATGAGTACGAAAGAAACAAAGACGGCGATATCATCAGCGGGTACCAGGATGCAAACAATCACCTGATTGATGCTACACGGTATGCGCTGGAACCTGTGAGCCGTAGAATGGGAGTTATTGCATGAGTTATAATGCAGGAATAATCCAGCAGTTAAATCAACTGAACTATGCTACTATCCCGGCCAACTTTTACGACCAGGTGGAGGTTTGGCGCTCCTGGTATGTGGGGGATGTGAAGAACTTCCACCGCTATAAGCGCTATAACGGGAATAAGTGGGTAGGCTGCAGGCGAGCCACGCTCGGCATGGGGAAAAAGGTCTGCGAAGATTGGGCTAATCTCCTGATGAACGAGAAGGTCAAGATCACGCTGGAAGGGGAAAAAGAACAGCAGTTCGTCGACCGGATTCTTTCGGAGAACAACTTCTCTGTTAAGGCCAATGAGATGCAGGAAATGAAATCCGCGCTTGGCACTGTGGCCTATGTCCCTCGGGTCACTGGCCAGGCGGTCAATGACAGCGGCGAGGCGATTCCCGGGAATGCGGATGGAATCATTATTGACTATGTTACCATCGACAATATTTTCCCACTCTCCTGGGAGAATGGTATCATCCGAGAATGCGCCTTTTCCTCCATGGTAACGCGGGGCGGTAACAGCTATATCTATTTGCAAATACACCGCAAGAACGAGGCCAGTGGTAAATACGATATTGAGAACCGGATTTACCAGGTGAGCAACGGAATCCTTACAGAAACGGATTTGGGCGCTGTACGGGGCTTTGAGCGGATTCCGAGGGTAGTCCACACCGGGAGCGATAGGCGGCAGTTTGTTATTGACCGGCCGAATATCGCAAACAATGTTGATTATCGCCTACCGGTGGGGATTTCCGTCTTTGCGAATGCTGTTGATGCTCTCCGCGGGGTGGACAGTGCCTATGATTGCTATGTAAACGAGTTCGAGAACGGCCCCATGATTTTGGCGGTAAAAGTCCCCGCTACGAAGTGGGAGGACGGCAGCCCGACCTTTGACGATAGGGACCGTCGGTTCTTCCTCCTGCCGGAAGATACACAGCAGGGGAATGTCATTGAACCGATCTCTCCGCCCTTGAGAACCGATCAGCTTAATGTCGGCCTGCAGGACCAGCTTAATATGCTTTCCAGCAAATGCGGGTTTGGGGAAACCTATTACCGCTTTAACGGCTCCGGCGTTGCCACCGCGACGCAGGTCATCAGCGAGAACAGTACCATGTTCCGGACCATCAAAAAGCATGAGATCGTACTGGAGCAAGCGCTAAAGGAGCTTTGCCGGATCCTGCTGCGTTTGGGCAACACCGCCATGGGCGAGGGCCTTGACGAGGATGTTGAAATCAGCATTGACTTTGACGATTCCATTATCGAATCAAAGGAGCAGGATTTCAACCGGGATCTCCAACTCCTGAACGCAGGCATTATGAACGACTGGGAATTCCGGATGCGCTGGTTTAACGAGGACGAGGAAACCGCAAAAGCAGCCTTGCCGAAGATGCAGGATATTGCCACAGAGCCGAGTGCAACGGTGGAATGAGGTGACGCACAGTGCCGAGATTCCCTTTTACGCCGGAGGTCCTTGATGCTCTCCCGGAGGAAATCGCCGAACTATTCCGCGGCCTGGAAGATACTCTCCTTGCGGAGATATGCAGCAGGCTTAAATTGGCTGATAAACTGAACGAGGTTACAGTCCTGGACATTATTGCTCTGCGCTCCCATGGGATTGACATTGAGGAAATCAAAAAGGCCATCCGAGAGGTCACCGGAATAAGCGAAAAAAGGCTCGACGAGCTGCTGAATGATGTAGTTGCCCGGAATCAAGCCTATTATGACGATGTTATCACCCTTTCCGGCGTGACAAAGCCAGATACCCTTGTAAGCGCAGCAGATATAGCGGCGATTAAGGCGCAGACGCTTGATACCTTTCGGAACATAACGGCTTCCATGGGCTTCCTGGTGGATTCAGGGCGCACCCAGCTCCCACCGGCGCAGGCGTACCAATGGGCACTGGACAATGCGGTGATGCAGGTACAGAGCGGTGCTATCAGCTATAATCAGGCGATAAGGTCAGCGGTCCAGCAGCTTGCACAAAGTGGGCTTAAAATGGTGGACTACGAGAGCGGGCACCGAGACCAAATTGATGTAGCTGCCCGCAGGGCTGTAATGACCGGTGTTTCGCAAATCTGCGCGAAATACACCGAGCAGTCCGCGGAATGGCTTGATACTCCATACTTTGAGGTATCCGCCCATGCTGGGGCGCGTGATAAGCCGGGTCCGTCTCCTTGGTCGTCCCACAAAGCGTGGCAGGGCCGTGTGTACTCTGTCCGCGGCGGCGATATTTACCCCAATATTTATTCCGTCTGCGGCCTTGGCGCGGTGGATGGGCTGGAGGGGGCAAACTGCCGCCATATAAGGACGGCGTGGGTGGAGGGCGTTTCCGAGCGCACCTATACGGATGAACAGCTGGCCCACATTGACGATGGTCTTGGGTGCACCTTTGATGGGAAAACCTATACGGCCTATGAGGCTACGCAAATGCAGCGGAGTGTAGAGCGGACGATCCGGAAGCTAAAGAGGGAGAAAGCCGCCTATGAAGCTGCCGGGCTGTCCGAGGATGCTGCTACCACAAATATCCGGCTGAATCGGTTAAATGCAAAGTATAAGGCATTCAGCAAGGCCGCAGGGCTGCCGGAGCAGCCGGAGAGGATGCGGGTACTTTACCCGGATGATAAATCGACCGAGGCTGCAAATCTGCTGAAGCTCCAACGGGATGCTGAGGAGCCGATCAGAGCCGCCATCCGCAGTGGGGAATACCCGTTGACGATTAACCCCGAAAAGCAGGCTCGTCATATGAGTGGTACAGAGATTCCCGGTCGCAGCGTCATTACTATCCCGCTGGAAGAGCTGCAGCAAATTGTTGATGAAAACGCCGGGAACGGAAAAATCATTCTGACACGGGACCTCTCCGCCTGGAAAAATACAGAAATTATCTCCGCTGGCCGAGAAATAGGCTACACAGTAAACCGAAAAGGTGCTATAATAAAAACAAGCAGTATCAAGATTCATTACAGCAAAACCGGAGTTCATGCCGTACCGTATTCAGGGGGGTGGAAGAAATGAAAATTGAGGATCCGGAAATCTATTTCGGGAAGAAAATCAAAGTTACTTCCACAGACGGTTCTGTACTTACCGGGGAGCTTTACGGCTATGACTATGATATCGACGATGACGGGAATGAATTCCTGGAATTCGATGTTGAGGTCGAAGGTGGAGCCGTTGTTAGCTACACGGGAGATGAAATAGACCGTATTGATGTGCTATGAATCATAACTGAATAGAATAGGTCGCTTGAGGTGGTGGATTTCGTAGCAACCACACGCTCTATGAGCCAAAAGGGACGCAGGAGAATGCTACGCCTGCCAAGTGACAACTTTCTTTCGAGGGCTATCAAAAGATAGTCCTCTTTCTTGTGCAAAATTAACATAATTTAGTAAAGGAATCAGCTACCGAGCGCTGCTCGGCGGTTGGTTTTTATTTTACCAAAACGGCGAGAGCCGTAAAACCGCAGGGCGACGGCCCTGACAATAAACGGAGGATAAAGAATATGAGCGAACCGAATACCAATCCCAACAACAACCCGGCGACTAACCCGGAGCCCTCTCCCGCGAAAACCTTCACGCAGGAAGAAGTGGACGCCATGATCGGCAAGCGCCTGGCAAAGGCAATGAAGGGGATCCCCAGCGAGGAAGAGCTGACCGCTTACCGTACCTGGAAAGATGGGCAGCAAACCGAGCAGGAACGGCAGGCAAAGCGGGATAAGGAGTTTGCAGAAAGCAAAACCGCCCTTACCGCAGCGCAGGCAGAGCTTGAGCAGCTGAAACGCGATAAATATGTACTTTCCAAGGGCCTAACCGGCGAGGAAGCGGAATTTATCGCATTTAAGGCCCTCAAGATGGTGGACGACAAGACCACCTTTGAGCAGGCTGTTGACCAGCTTGCAGAAAGCAGACAAAAAGTAAAGTTCGATTGGACGGCTCCTGCCGGAGACGGCCAGAAAAACACCAATATCAACGCCGCTATGAATGATCTTATCCGCGGCGCACTTAAATAACAGAAAGGAAGTATTTCAATGCCTAACATTATCGACAGAACCGCACTTTCCGGCCTTATCCCCGAGCCCGTAACCCGTGAGATCATGCAGGGTGCTATTGCAGAATCCGCTGTTCTCCGCATGGGCCGCAGACTGGCCAACATGTCCAGCAAAACCCAGACCATCAATGTTCTGGATGCTCTGCCCTCCGCCTACTTCGTAAACGGCGAGGCTACCGGCACCGGCGCTGGTGATGCTTTCAAGCAGACCACCAAGATGGCGTGGGCCAACAAAAAGCTCTACGCCGAGGAAATTGCCGTAATCGTCCCCATCCCCGAAGCTGCCCTCGACGATGCCGATTATGACATCTGGGGCGAGGTAAAGCCCCGTCTGACCGAGGCTTTCGGTAAGGTTATCGATTCCGCTATCCTGTTCGGCACCAAAAAGCCCAGCACTTGGCGTGACGGTGTTGTCCCCTCTGCTGTTGCTGCTGGTAACGGTGTCCCCGTAAGCAGCAATGTCTATAATGACATCATGGGCGAGGGTGGCCTGATCTCCAAGGTTGAGCTGGACGGCTTCAACCCCAACGGCGTAATGGCTGCTATCCAGATGCGCGGTAAACTGCGCGGTCTGGTTGATACCACCGGTCAGCCCATCTTTAAGTCCGACATGCAGGGCAACACCCGCTATGGTCTGGACGGCATGGATATGTATTTCCCCATGAACGGTGCATTTGACCCCAACCAGGCGCAGATGATCGTTGGTGACTGGAGCCAGCTGGTTTACGCCATCCGTCAGGACATGACATTTAAGATTTTCACCGAGGGCGTTATCCAGGACCCCAACAGCAAGGAGATCGTTTACAACCTCATGCAGAACGATATGGTGGCCCTGCGTGCTGTCATGCGTCTCGGCTGGGAGATTGCCAACCCTGTAAACGCTTTCAACGAGGATATCACCAATCCGTTCCCCTTCTCCGTCTATGGCAAAGGGGGCACCGTTTCCACTGTGACCGTAGCTCCTGCTACTGCTACCCTGGCTAAAGGCGCAAGCAAGGCTTTCTCCGCTACCGTAGCCGGTGATGGTATCGTCTCTGGCGAAGTGGAATGGAGCCAGAACGGCGCTAAGTCCTCCATTACCGAGGATGGTGTGCTGACTGTTGCATCCAACGAGACCAGCTCCAGCATCACTGTCACCGCCAAGTCCAAGCAGGACAGCACCAAGACCGGTACTGCAACTGTCACCGTGTCCTAATTTGAAAGGAGTCGGCCCGCATGGTTTACGCTGATTATGAATACTACTCCGGTACCTATATGGGAACCGTGAGCGAGGAGGATTTTCCGCGGCTGGCCATTCGGGCCAGCTCCTTCCTCGATTATTACACCATGGGCAAGGCGCAAAAGAACGCCGACCTTGACGCTGTAAAAATGGCCTGCTGTGCCCTTGTGGATAAGTACGCCATCATTGATGCGGCGCAGGCATTGGCCGGAAAGAACCTTGTTTCTGCCGCGGCGGATGGATCCGAAGTAAAGAGCGAGACTGTGGGGAACTACTCCCGCACCCTTGCCACAGGTGGTGAGGCGGCGCTGTCTGCGCTGTCTGCCACCGATAGCGTAAAAAAGCTGCTGGCAGAAACGGCGGCGGAGTATCTTGCCCATACCGGCTTGCTGTATCGGGGGAGGGGGTGCTGCTGCGAATGTACACTCCCCACACTGTAACCGTCTACAACATTGTGCACGAAACCGACCAAGCCACCATGAAGGATGTGACGACAGCTTATATCACGGTAATCCGTGGTGTAATGCTGCAAGCGTCTAAGGCGGCAAATGTGCGCCAGAGTGGGCTTGAGGGGGCGGACGCAGTAGAACTCTATATTCCTTTTTCGGCTCCTGCTGTGGGCAATGACGGCCGTTCTAAACGGTTTGTTGGGGTAAAGGAGTTTTCCGCTGCAACAGACAAGTCCGGATTGTGGACGCTTTCCGTAAACGACGATACCTGTACGACCATATTCATCAAAGGCGAGGTCATAGAACCGACCATGACGGTGCAGCAGCTTGAAGCCACCTACGATGGGGTTTACAAGGTCACCAAAGTGGACGACCGGGATTATGGCAGCGCTGATATGAGACACTGGCAGGTAGGGGGCGCTTAATATGGCGCTGAAATTTACGGTTTATGCGGATGGCCTGACCGATATTGAGGCTGCGCTGGCGCAAGGCTGCCGAAAGGCGGAACACATTGTAGCGCTGCAGGTGAAGAAAGACACGGACCCATTCGTCCCTGCTCTTACTGGCTCCCTCACGCAGCGCACAAGGGTTGTTGGAAACGAAATCATCTACCCTGGCCCATATGCAAGGTTTTTGTACTACGGAAAGGTAATGGTTGACCCCAATACCGGCAGCACTTATGCTCCAAAGGGCGGTACAAAGGTGGTTACTGACCGCAACCTTGTTTTCAACAAAACGATGCACCCGCAGGCGCAATCGCACTGGTTTGAGGTATCCAAGGCGCAGAACCTTGAGAGATGGGTTCGTGTGGCAGATAAGGCGGTGAAAAAGTTTGGAAAAGATTAAAAAGACGGTATCGGCGACGGAGGAGGATCAGGTGTCGCGGAAGCTCCTTGCCTGGTTAAACACCTTCCCGAATAAGCCGGTTGACCTAATCCGGTTTGAAGCCCTCCCGGCCGATACCGCAGCAATGGCGCTGTCTACGATACAGGCAGCGTACATTGTTAAGAAATATATCCTCGGCGGCTACCAAGCCGAATACCAGTTTAAGATCATCTATCGTATCAGCCCCGGCAACAGTAACGACCTTCGGCTACAGGCCGATGAGCTGCTGAATGCTCTGGGGGATTGGGCGGCCGGGAAGCGCCCGGATATTGGTGATGGAAAACGGGTAATCACGCTGGAGCCGACCACAAGATCTTCTCTTTTTGCAATGTACGATAACGGTGACGAAGATCACCAAATCCTTATGAAGCTAACATACGAGGTGATATAAAATGGCTGATATTGCTTTCAACACAACTGAGGGCCAGACCATCGCACGCGAGCTTATGATCGCATACCTCAACACAGGCACCAAGGAGGCCCCGGTTTGGAGCGCCATCGGTAAGCGTGTAGAGGATTCCAGCGCGGAAATGGATTGGAGTACTGAAACTATTCAGGACATCCTCGGAAATACCTACACAACCATGAAGAAGCCCGTCATGACCCAGCCCTTTGACCCGATCCCGCTGGACGCTGGCGACGCTGCCGCGGTTAAGATGTGGAACCTGGGCGTAAAGGACCATGACGCGCAGGCGCTGTCCAACCAGGACATGCTGATTGGCCACTTCTACGCAGAAAGCGGCGAGGCTGCTTTTGCAGAGCGCTATGACGGCTGTGCTATCGCTGTAACTGGCATCGGCGGTGATGGCGGCGGCAACCTGACTATTTCCACCGAGATCACTTATGGTGGTAACCGTACACTTGGCACTGTAAAGAAGGGTTCTTCCGGTGCCATTGAATTTACTGCAGCATAACAGAGGGGGCTTTTGCCCCCTCCGGTTTAGGAGGGCATAATGGAGCTGAACTTTGACCTTGGCATAAAGGAATACACCATAAAGGGCGCAAATGGAGAAACCTCGATCCGTTTTAATCCGACCGACGCGAATTTCGCCAGAAACGCATATGCTACCTTCAAGGAATTGGAACAAAAGCAAAAGGATCGGGCGGAGCTCATCAATGAAAACACCAGCAACGAGGAAGCCTTTGAATTTACGGCGAGAATAGATGCGGAAATGCGGGCTTCTATTGATAAGCTCTTTGGCACATCGGTATGCGAAGCAATTTTCGGTTCCATCAACCTCTATTCCATGGCCGGTGGTTCTCCTGTTTGGCTGAACTTCATGACCGCTGTTCTTGACCAGTTTGATGAGGGCGTAAAGCGGGAGCGCTATCTTGTATCCGAAAAAGCCAAGAAGTACACGAACAAGTACGCAAAATGATGTATGATCTCCCGACAACCGCTAATATTTGCGGTAAGACTTATGAGATACGGTCTGATTACAGGCCAGCACTTGACATTTTGACCTGCCTGGTGGATCCGGAGCTAACGCCGGAGGAGCGTACCATGGTGGCGCTGGATATATTCTACCCAGATATGGCATCCATCCCGGACGAGGGGTTACAGGCTGCCATTGATTATATGGTGTGGTTCCTCAACTGCGGGGACGAGGGGGAGAACAGAAAGCGGCCGAAGCTGATGGACTGGGAACAGGATTTCCAGTACATTGTGGCCCCCATAAACCGGGTGGTAGGTTGTGAGGTTCGTTCTGCCCCGTATATTCACTTCTGGACCTTCATTTCCGCGTACTACGAGATTGGGGATTGCATGTTCGCCCAAATTGTGAGAATAAGGAGCCTTAAATCCAAGGGAAAGAAACTGGACAAGGCTGACCAGGAGTTTTACCGGGAGAACCGGCGGTTGATTGATATAAAGCAGAAATTTACTGATGCTGATGAAATGGCTATCAGTAAATGGGTATAAGGTGGTGATACAATGCCGGATGGCGAAATCATAATCAACACAAAACTGGACGATACGCAGGCGCAAACCGAATTAAACCGCCTTACCAAACAAATCCAAAAAATGCAGCAGTCGCTTGAGGAGAAAAGTGGCAAGCAGAACGCTCTTGCTGAGGAGTTCGAGACAGCCAGCAGTGCAGCCGCAGATACCACGGCTGAGGTTGAGCGATTAAAGGGCGAACTCGAAAGAATTAAGGAAATAACCAGCGGTAAGTTAAGCGTATCTCCAGTGGAAACGATGGAGACTTACGCCAACCAATCCCAAATTGCTGCCGAGCTGAAACAGCAGGAGGCGCTTCTTGAAAGCCAAAACAAGGAAGCTGACAAACTGCAAAAACAGTATAAGGATATCACTGACAGGGTGGAAGAAGAAACGGCCGCTCTTGAAGAAGCAAAAGACCGGGCCGGGGAGCTGCAAAAGCAGCTTGCCGCAAAGGAGAATATCCCCAAGGTATTCAAGGATGCGTCTACCGCAACCGAGAAGTTCGGCAAACGAGTCAATATGCTTATCAAACGGGCGTTTGTTTTCACGGTCATTGCTTCTGCCCTCCGTCAAATAAGGGACTGGCTTAGCAATGTCATTAAAACCAATTCCGAGGCGCAGGCATCCTTCGCGCAGCTCAAGGCGGCACTCCTTACTCTTGCACAGCCCCTCCTGAATGTGCTTATACCGGCATTTGTAACGCTTGTGCGTGTTATAGCGCAGGTAGTCGCTGCGCTGGCACGACTCGTTTCCGGCCTGTTTGGCACAACCGCAAAGGCATCTGCTGATGCGGCAAAAGCCCTGAACGATGAAACGGCGGCGATTAAGGGCGCTGGAAGCGCGGCCAAAAAGGCGGGGAAATCCCTTGCCGCGTTTGATGAAATCAATCAGCTTTCCGGCAGTGGATCCTCCGGTGGTGGCATTTCCATTGACCCGGATTTCTCCATCTTTGATGATCTCGATGATAGGTTTGATCGGATTGCTAAAGCAGTATTGCTTATTGGCGCTGGGCTTCTGGCTTGGAAACTGTCTACTGGCTTTACTGGAATTCTTGGCACTGTTCTGCAAAAGCTCGGCGGTATCGCCATTGCTGCTGGCGGTTTAATCCTCATTTGGGACAGTGTTTCCGACGCGCTGGAAAACGGTATCAATTGGTCGAACTTCTTCGAGATGCTCGCGGGAGCCGCGGCGTTGGTCGGTGGTCTAACGCTGGCCTTCGGAAAGCTGGGGGCTGGGATTGGTCTTATCATTTCTGGCGGGACAATGCTTATAACCGCCTTTAATGATATTGCAACAAACGGCCTGAATTTGCAAAATGGGCTTTCCGCCCTTGCTGGTGTTGTAATGACCGGCCTTGGGTTCTTCTTCCTGACCGGCAGCGTCATTCCGCTTGTTGTGGCGGGAATTGTGGCCGTTATCGGCGCTGTGCTTGCCCTTACAGGCAACCTTGAGGAGTTCGCGGTAAACCTCAAAGAAAACATCCTCGGCGGTATCATTGAGTTTATAACCGGGGTATTTACCGGGGACTGGGAACAGGCATGGGAGGGAGTCAAGAAGATATTCAAAGGCATTTGGAACTCCATTATTATGATTGTTGAAAGTGCCATTAACCTTATCATCAAGGGTATTAACTGGATGATCTCCAAGCTGAATACCATTCACTTTGAGATCCCGGATTGGGTGCCCATTATTGGTGGTAAGTCTTTCGGCATCAACATTTCCCCTGTCTCGGAGGTAAAGCTGCCCCGGCTTGCTACTGGCGCAGTCATTCCTCCTAATCGTGAGTTCCTGGCGGTGCTGGGCGATCAGAAATCCGGCACAAACATCGAGACTCCGCTGGCCACAATGGTACAGGCTTTCCGGCAGGCGCTTGCTGATGGCGGGTACTCCGGTGGCAGCGAGGCGGTGCTGGTTCTCGACAAGGAAGTGCTCGGCAAAGTCATTTATAAGCTGAACAAGGCCGAGGGCAACCGGATCGGCGTTAATCTGGCGGGGGTGTGATATGAGTTACATCAAAATCAATGGCATTACATTTGACGCAGATGTTGCGATCTCGAAGTACACCCGCTATTTCAATGTGCTGGATGGCGAGAACGCAGGTCGAGTTATGACCGGCCGAATGGTCCGGGATGTAATTGGGTCCTACCTTGGGCATAAGGTTACCGTCTTTCGCAGGGGAAACAACCAAAAGGGTCTTGACGACTTTTGGAATTACCTTTTCCAGCACAGTATTGACGATAGCGTACAGCTGGAAGCAGCGGATGGGCAAACCACGATCTCTTACGAAGCCTATTACACCTCGGCGGAGCAGAGCATTGATAAGGCCGAAAATGGCACTAACTATTGGGGCGCGATAGAGGTAAACTTTATTCCTATCGATGCTCAGATAAGGCGGTGAGCCAATGGCCAAAACGACAGTAATTTACCGGGATATTGCCCCCGGCGCGGCGGAGAACGCGACCGTTACCGTCACCGGGGGCACCGGTACACTGAGCAAACTTCCGTTTGGCTCGGACACTGGGAAGATCATCTCCTTGGAACGCAGCCGGTGGCTGCTCGATGGCACCTTTGATGAATATTATGCGGATGATAAGGTGGGCTTTTGGTCTACCGAGCTGTCTGGGGATGATGGCTCCTTTGCCAATCCGCCGACGGTAACGATATCTTTCACGGAGCAGTATTCCAGCATGGGCCTTGGGTTCGTGTTCGATGAGGCAACCGGGGAATATTGTTCCTCCGTCTCCATTCAATGGTGGCAGGGGTCTGTTCTCCGCATTAGCCGTACATTCGCACCAGACGCGGTAAACTTCTTCTGTGAGCAGCGTGTGGAAAGCTATGATAAGGTTGTTATCACGCTGAATAAAACGGTTGTGCCGCATCGTAGGGCCAAGCTGAATATGGTTATCCTTGGTGTTATCCGCAAGTTCGGCATGAATGAGATCCGCAGCGCTTCCCTGGTAAACCAAATGAATGAAAGCGCTATTGAACTTCCGATTTCTACATTCAACTGGACGCTGGACAGCATCAAGCCTGTTGATTACCTTTTCCAGCTAAAGCAGCCGGTAGAGGTATACAACGACGATAACCTGATCGGTGTTTACTACATCAACAATTCCTCACGGTCCTCCAAGCGCGTATACACGATTGAATGCCAGGATGCTCTTGGTGTCTTGGATTACACTCCATTCGCCGGTGTGGCTTATCTCGATGGAACGAGCGCAAAGGCCCTCCTGACGGAGCTTGCAAAGCCGTTCTCGGTCGAGTTCGCTGACGATGTGGAAGATACCACCCTCCGGGGGATTCTTTTGGAGGGGACACGGCGCAGCGCCATCCAGCAGGTTATTTTTGCTTGGGGTGTGTGCCTGGCGACGGATGGAAGCAATAAAATCCGGGTATTCAGTCAGCCAACAAAACCGACCTTGATACCAAGGGGCCGGACATTCATCGGCGCTTCCGTCACCACTTCGGCAGTCGTTACCCGCGTAAAGGTTGCGGCGCACGAGTATGTGGAAGCAACAAACGGTACGGTTATTGTGGATGGGAAAAAATACAATGACACTGTAACAGAGTATATCGTTGATAATCCGAATGTTACCGCATCCGACCGCGAGAATGTAAAAGAGGTCGCTGGTGCTACACTTGTTTCTACGGATAACGGGGAAGCTGTTGCGGACAGGGTCTATAAGTATTATTCCCTCCGGGATACCAATGTTGCGACCGTCGTGTATGGCGGTGAAAAGCTCGGAGACTGCGTCAGCATTTACACCCCGTGGCAGCTGTTGACGACAGGCAACCTCCACAAGATGGAGATTAAGCTTTCCAACACCGTGGTATACAAGTCAGAAGTGACAGGAGCCTGGCGGATAGAGCCGTACTATTACTTTAGCGGTGATTTGAGATCCGGGGAGGTATGACGAATGTATCAACCCGTTCTCGTCCCGAAAATAGCAGCGGCTTTGTTGAGCCCGAACCCGGCCGACATAAACCAAAAGGTAAAAATCATAGTAACGGTAGAGGAAGAGACGATCCTTCTTCGGCCGTCTTTCTTTTTTAGCGGTGATGCTTTCTCCGGAGAAGAGTACGAGCCACTTACGATGGAAGCAGAGCCATACTATTATTATTGCGGCGATATATTCGCCGGGGAGGCATAAATGGCAATTAAAACGGTCAAGGCGACGATTAACGGCCAAACCTATGACCTTGCGCTGAACAGCAGCACAGGGAAGTGGGAAGCCACGATCACAGCGCCTGGCAAAACATCTTATAACCAAGCAGGCGGCTACTACAATGTATCTGTGGTCGCCACAAACGAAGCCGGGACCAGCGGCAGCGCCGATGCCACAACCATTGATGGCCTGAAGCTGGTTGTTAAGGAAACTGTTGCACCGGTAATCACCATCGTATCGCCCACAAACGGCGCTTATGTCACCAATAGCAAGCAGCCTGTGGTATTTACTGTCGTTGATGAGGCGGGCGGATCCGGTGTTGATATTTCCTCCCTTGTGGTCAAGCTGGATAGTAAGGCGGTTGATGCTGCTACGCTCACCAGCACAGCCATCACAAACGGGTACAGCGTTACCTATACACCGGCTGCGGCGCTTGCGGATGGTGCCCATACTGTTACCATCGACTGTAAAGATAACGACGGTAACGCTGCAACGCAGAAGTCCACATCCTACACCATTGATACCGTTCCTCCGACCCTGAATGTTACCTCTCCTGCGGAAGGCCTCGTCACAGCGACCAGCAGCGTAACGGTGGCCGGTACTACAAACGACGCTACCAGCTCTCCCGTAACCATCACAATTTCCCTGAACGGGGAAGATCAGGGCGCAGTCACGGTTGGCGCAAATGGTTCGTTCTCCAAGACCATCACGCTTGCGGAGGGCAGCAACACCATTATCGTTAAGGCCAAGGATGCAGCGGGCAAGGAAAGCACCGTGACACGGAATGTCACCCTTGATACCTCCGCCCCGAAGATCAAGTCCGCGACCATCACGCCTAACCCTGTTGATACTGGTGCAACCATGGTTATCTCCGTTACCATCGAATAAGGGGTGATACTATGACGCGGGGAATAAGCGTATCGCTCCCCACATCCATTGTCTATGTAACTGGAACGGTAAACGGAACGGAATACACATGGACACTGATGGGGGAGTATTGGCGGGCCATCGTTGAGAGGGCTGCGGATGAAAAGTATGCAGTGTCTCTTACGGCGATAAACTCAGCTGGGACGAGCGCTACCTACAGCTTTACCCTGAATTATGGATCCCTTGATTTGATAACGGATAGAACAAAAGCAGATGTTGATGCAGTGAGTGCCGCTCTCTCCCGGATAGAAGGGGGGAGCGGCACAGCTGCGGATATCGCACTTCTGTCGTCTAACAAAGGGTCCTACAACTACACAGACCTTAACAGGGTGGTGGCGGCTGTTTTACAGGTGGCTGCCGAGCTGCGGGAATATGGCTACTCCGTTAGTGTGGTTGGCAAAACGGGCTGGACGGAAAGCGATATCCCAACGAAGCAGGGCATTGACCAGTACCTTGCCGACATTGCAGCCATTCGTGCGGCGATCCCCGTACCTGGAACAACGCCGCAGGTCCCTGCAATGCCGCTGGACTATTCAAAGGCAAACGACATTGAGCAGATTTTGCTTGATGTTTATGATTTGGTAAGAAATATCGAAAAATCTTGGTTCTTCTCCGGGGAGTTGTTCTCCGGGGAACGATGAAAGGAGCGATTAAATGCAGGACAGACTTGCGCTCTTTCCGGGCAGAGTCAAACTCACACCGGTGAGTGGTCAAACCAATGTCTACGACATGGTGCGCCAGGACAGCCCAACTGTGGAGGGTACGCCGCTTAATAAGGCAAACCTCTTATCCGATGAGACTTGCGAGGCAATCGGGATCCAGCCGGACACCGGCACTCCGAATGAAGCACTTGCAGCTCTCAATACAAAGGTGAAAGGTGTCGCGCCGAAAACTGCCACCATCTCCCTCCCCACAGCATCCTGGACAGGCAGCGACCCCTACACCCAAACAGTCACCATCACAGGCACAACAGTAAACAGCAAAGTAGACATCCAAATGGACGCAACCGCCCTTGGCGTACTCATCGACAGCGGCACCAGCGCTATCTGGATTGAGAACAACAATGGTACCCTTACCGCCAAAGCAATGGGCGAAAAGCCCAATGCGGATATGGCGGTACAGGTAACGATAACGGAGGTAACCGCATGAGCATCATCTATGGGAATCCAATTATTACCAACGGGGGGGGGGTAAAACTCAACATTGATTACGGTTCTACCCCTCCGACAGACACAACTAAACTATGGGTGCCTTTGGAGAAAAAGCCTGATGCTGTTGAGTGTAAGCCAGAATTGGCATTTGGAAGTGAGTATTTAAGTAATTATTCTGAGATTGGAACTGGCAATGAATTTGCAAGCGCACGTGGCAGCTGGTCTTCTTCATTTCAGTATGAAAATTATTTGTATTGGGGGTATTCCGGTACAGCATTAAAAAGATTGAATATTGAAACGAATGTTGTTGACCAAGTAACAATGAATTCTGTTTTAGGTCACGATGGGTCTTCATCAAACGCAGGCCGCTATTCTTTTTGTCAACACGGGAACATTGTTTATTGTGCGATAAATTCCACATCAATTTCGGGAACGGGTTATAGTAATTCTATAATTAAAAGCAATTTAACTACAAAAACAGCAGAAAAAATTTGTTCTCTGCCTTTCGACTCTTCGTTAGGCGCTTCAGAAATTAACTATATGGCGATGGAATACGCCAATAATAAATTGTACCTGTTTGGTGGAATACGCATATCTTACGCTAACACAACCAACTCAATTAAAATAGTTGACTTAAATACGAACTCTGCATTGATATCAAATGCAAAAATTCCAATACCGGGAAAGATGTTTACGACATGTGTTGTTGGTTCGAAGATATACATAATGGGAGGAGCACAACAATATTCTCCTAAAAATGGTGTGTATGCTTATGATATTTCAAATGATACATGTGTATCTGTAACAACATATCCTGTTAATGTTGCTGGGATGACCTGCATATCTTATGGCAGATACATTTATTGTTTTGGTGGCTCTTCAACAGATTTTAATAATGACATTCCCGATTCGCAAATAAATACTATTTATAAATTTGACACAGCTACAAATCAATTTACGCAGCTTTCTACTGTTCTTCCGCAAGTTAGTATATGGGCATTATTTTATAAAATAAACGAAGCAAAGTATATAATATGCGCTCCTAATAATGCATCGAAAAGTGGGAGTTATATGGTTGCAAAAGTTCCATATACAGCGAAATTTGTCGTTGAAACTCCCCTTACTAACAACCACCTGTTCTTGCAAGAAGACTATGGCTACGATGGACTGTGGACGGCGCTTAAATCCAAAGATACAGACTTAAAGGTTAAGGTAATCAATGCCTATCTTGGGGACAGTAACAATATAGCACAATTAACAAACGCATATCTCTACGACAGCAAAGACCTCAAATGGAAATCCCTCTCCGGTGAAAGCTATGTAGCGGATATGCAGAACGCACTAAATATATTAGGGGTGAACTAAATACTCACCCCGGAAAGGGTGAATATGAGTATTTTAGGAAATCCTATTACATTGGGTGGTGGTGGAGCTGATTTGAACATTGACTTTGGTTCCACCCCTCCCGTAGATACAAGCAAACTATGGGTTCCGTTGGTAAGTAAGCCAGACTTCGTGAAATGCAGTCCTGTTTTGAATTATGGAAATGAATACACGGAGACAAAGAATTGGACAGTTGGTTTTTCTCAGCTTAGAAATGACTACCCGCAAATGTGTTCATACGGTAATTATATTTATTCTGTTTGTCCATATACAGGTAGCCAGCAAAATGATATATATAGATATGATGTAACAACGGGAGAAAAAACGACTTTTTATTCAGACCTGGTTTACCAATATTATGTACTCGCATTTACTGTTGGCAAATACATATATACTTTTAATCATAATGTTGGAGCAGATTCCGAGTATGTAGATAAGTTTGATTTGGAAACAGGAGAAAAAACTACACTAAGAAATGTTTCTTATCCCTTTCCCGGTTCGCAAGTATACTATTTTTCAAGTGGCTGTGTTAGTGGCAATAAAATATTTCTTGTTGGCTCATTTATTGGAAGTACAAACTCTGCTACTGTATCAGTTTTCGATGTAACAACAGAAAAATTTACTTATCATGGAAATATGCCAGTACAAGCTCAAGGAACCTATAATGCAGCTTGTGTTGCAGTAGGAAGCAAAGTTTATGTATTTGGAGGCACAACAAGAGTCTCATTTGACCCACGGAAGTCTATACAGACATTTGATGTCGATACACAAGAATATACTCAGAATAACAATGTACTACCTTATATGGTGAACCAAGCAAATAGGTGCTGTAGAATCGGTAGCTATGCATATATCTTTGGAAATATAGATTCTACTCAGTATCAAAAAAAGATAATTCGTGTAAATTTAGATAACTTGGCCGTTGACGTGCTTGAGTCTGAATTGCACGCAAGTAGAGTATCAGCTTGCTGTGGATTTGTTGGTGATAAATTTTATCTTCTTGGTGGTTCTGAAGTTTCTTCAGTAGAAACATTTACACAATCGACTGTTTTGCAACAAAATCATTTATTTCTACAAGCAGACTTTGGTTTTGACAATCCATTCACAGTCGTAAAAGGTCAAAAATCCGAATTTGAAGCCTACTTACGAAATGCTTACATCGGAGATTCAAACAACATCGCTCAACTCACAAATGCTTATATTTACGATACAACTACAAATCAGTGGAAAACACTTTCTGGCGAAAGTTATATCCTTGATACACTTAATGCTCTTAATATTATGGGGGTGAACTAATGGGTTATTATACTGAAAAGGCAAAAGAAGTAAAAGCAAAGCAGGAAGCAGAACTTGCACAGCTGAAAGCAGCTTTGCAGACCATTGGCGTAGAAACAGAAGAAAAGGAGGTGACAGAAGATGCGTGATGATATTCAGAAACAGGCAGAACAGATTAGAACGAGCATGGATAATGTTTGCAGCGACCTCCCTGATGATAAAGCTGTAAAGAATCTTATGCTGTTCCTACCTTGGGAAGCTGATGTTGCCTATGTTGTTGGCGACAGACGCAGAGAAGCTGACAAGCTATATAAATGCATCCAGGCGCACACTTCACAGGTTGGTTGGGAGCCGAGTAAGGTTCCTGCTCTGTGGACAGCAATTAACACTGGACATGCTGGCTCTATTGATGACCCCATTCCTGCAAGCCGTGGTATGGAATATGAATATGGCAAATACTACCTTGACCCGGAGGACGGCAAAACATACCTCTGCAAGCGTGGAAGTGAAACAGGCACCATTATCCTGCAGTACCTCCCGCATGAGCTTATCGGACACTATTTCGAGGAGGTATAACCGATGGACAACTATCTGCCAAAAGATGTGCATGATGAGTTTGCCCGCCGAATGGAGGACGAGAACCGGCGGCAGAACCACCGGATTGACAATCTGGAAAACAGCGTAAAAGCGTTTGGAGAGATAGCCAACAGCGTAAACCGTTTGGCAACCAACATGGAGACCATGACAACTGAATTGAGCCGACAGGGCGAACGCCTTGAGACGCTGGAAAGAAAACCGGGGGATAACTGGAATGCTATCCTCCGGTCTATTTTAACCGGCATTGGTGCAGCAATCGCTGTTGCCATTGTCGCTGTAATCGCCAACAACCTCGTAAAGTAAAGGAGCGTAACTATGAACGAATTTGTAACCTGGACAACCCTTGGAACCTATGCCGGCGCTGTGATGATGGTCACGATCATCACCCAGTTCCTCAAGCAGACCCCTCTTAAAAACATCAATACTCAGCTGCTGGCCTACATCATCTCTGTGGCTATCCTCATCGGGGCCGAAGCCTTTAACGGCTCTGCGCTGACCGTACAGGGCGTGGTGCTGTGTCTGCTGAACGCTGTTATTGTAGCCCTTGCTGCCAATGGTACATACGACGCAGCTACCACCGGCATGGTAAAGAAGCCTGTGGAGGTGTACCAGCATGAGGAGGTCGTGACCGGTGAGTAAGATTTATCTCTCTCCCGAACGCAGACCCAATCCCCATGGGCCCTACTATGGCTATCCCGGCGTGTATGAGCATGATGTGTGTGTAGAGATCGGCGCTTATTGCGCCGAGGCTCTCACCCGGTGTGGCTTTGAGGTAAAGGTAGCTGACCCGTCCATTAACATCTACCAGCGTGTAGACGAGGGCATAGCATGGGGCGCTGATTACTACATGCCCATCCACACGAACGCCAGTACTGCCACCCTGAAAGAGGGCACAGCGCAGGGGCCTACCGTCCTGCGGTATGGTAAGGCCGGTGGCGCAAGCGATAGGGCCTGTACCATGACCTACAACCGCTTGATGGAGATTTACCCCAGAAAGACCAAGAGGGGCGTATACCAGCGGGATGAGTTCGTGGAGATTGGCCGCACACCGATGCTGTCCGTCTATCCGGAGCTGGCTTTCCATGATAACGGAGCCGATGCCCAGTGGTTGGTGGAAAACAAAAAGGAGATCGCCGAGGCGCTCTGCAAAGGCGTGTGTGATTGGTTCGGCGTGGAGTATAAGGCCGAGGAAGAAAAAACGGACTATGACAAGCTGCTGGCCGAGCTGGAAGAATTGAAAGACAAATACAACACTGAGCACGCCAGTGCACAGGCGCTGCGTGGACGAATTTTGGCCGCTATTGAGCAGTATGATAAAAAATAGTACTGTGCTGTTTTATGACGGATATTTTCTAATAAAATATTCTTGACATTAGTGACCTTATTACATACCATATATTTGTAGAAAAATGTTGGAGAGGAAAGAATGTATGGATAAATGGGTTACTGGTGAAGTCCTTCGCGATGCCGATAATATTGTAAACATCAAAGATCGCCCAAAGTTAACGATACCTCAGCAGATAGCATACATGAGAGATGCGAAAGGGATTAAGTTTACAATAGTCAATGAGGAAGAGGCTGAAGCTTTTTTGCGTGAAAGTAACTACTACTTTAAGCTAAAAGCATTTGAGAAAAATTATTCGGTGTATAAAAGCGGCGAAAACAAAGATAAATACTTTAACCTTGAATTTGCATATCTTAAAGAACTATCAACTATTGACATGCACCTTCGTGAGATTATTCGTTCAATGTCCCTTGATATTGAACACTTCCTTAAAGTCCGATTATTGAATGATGTTGCAGAAGACGAGGAAGAGGACGGATATGGTATTGTGGAAGAATTCTTCGCGTGTAATACAACTGTGCTGGACGATATACGCAATAAGGCGCTAAACTCTTATTGTGAGGACTTAATAAAAAAGTATGTTAATAAATTCCCAGTGTGGGCAATAGTCGAAGTATTGTCTTTTGGAGACATCATAAACCTGTGTGATGTGTATTATGGGAGAAGAGAAAAGCCACCGATTAATACTGGAAATTTTAGGACTGTTAAATTCCTCAGAAACGCAGCATCTCACAACAACTGCTTGATTAACAACCTTGGTGATAACACAAAGAAAGGTTTTAGGGTAAATCGAGAGGTTAGTACATATATTTCCACTATTGACGGAATAAAAGCAACTGCGCAAGAAAAAAAGATGGGAAATCGGTTTATTCATGATTTCTTAGTAATGCTGTATTGCTTTGATAGTATTGTAAGTAGCGACGGCATCAAAAAGCACCAGATGCAAAAATTGAAGGATCTTATGGATAATAGGATTCCATTGCATAAAGATTATTTTTCTGATAACGCATTGATTATATCAAGTTATCTTTTTATGAAAAAAGTTGTTGACAAATTCGCTGAAAAGTGCATATAATAGAGCCGTAGCACAAAAGGACGGTAATGCGTTCTTTCCAGGGGCTGGTGCCTGCACCAGCCCCGTTTTTCTATGTTGTAGTAAAAAAAGTAGAACTTACCACAATAGCATGGTGGCAAGTTCTACATTATTATATATTAACTACGATAGCAAAAACACGGCTAAAAAATAAGATGGGGTTCGCTTTTGGTTCATTACTCTGCACCAAACCGCCATAAGGCGAACACTTGGAATCGTCAGATTCAACACAGGAGCCCCCCTGCCCGGGGGCTTCTTGTGTTATCTGGCGATTTTCTCTATCTTCGGCTTCCTGCATGGCCTTGTCTACATCATTAACGGTGATCTTGCTGCCGTCTCCATCAAAGTTGTAGCAAATAACAACCCGATCATCGTAGACAAATACAGAGTTGATGAAGGTATCTACTATGCGCTGCATATAATTTATATCCGTCCGGTTGCCCTCGGGAACCTTTGAGAGGAAGTACATGATCTTTTTTTCGTCAAATTTCTCCTGCACCAGCTCCTGCTCTGCAATGGCAAACTTGATGTTCTCCAGTTCTTCCTCTCGATCTCTTACTCTCGCCGCAATGGTGGGGGATGCAGCGCCTGCTTCGAGTGCGGCGACAAGATTACCGATTGCTTTCTCGCACTCTCTCCTGCGCGATTTTAACCCGTCCAGGATCGCTGTATCTTTCTGCCTTTGCTGCCACGCACAAAGGTCTGCGGCGATTGACTGGATATTTTCTTTGTGCAGCGCTACATCGAGGGTTGTGTCAATAACTAGCCGCTCTAAGAAGTCTTTCCTTACCGGCTTCTTCTGGCAGGCTTTGCTTTTATCCCGGCTGTTCTTGTGATGGACGCAACCATAGTAATAATGCTTTGCCCCGGTCTTGCTTGTTCCGCTCTCTCCTGCCATCGGGCCGCCGCATTGGCCGCAGAAGCACTTTGTGGTAAGGATGAACGGTTCGGCAGCTTTTGCTCTTGCCGGTGCGTGTTTATTCTTTCCCAATTTAATCTGCACCCTTTCGTATAAGTCTTTCGGGACGATCTGTGGCATTCCGCCCTCTACTCTGATATCGGCGTAGATATATACCCCGGTATACCTTTCGTTACGCAGGATGGAATACATGGACGAGCGTGTGAGGGGCTTTCCCTTGTGGGACCGGATTCCCTTTTTGTTCAAGTCGTCCATGATGTGCGTTAGCAATTCTCCGCCATCGTAGCGCTGGAAAATCTCTAAAACGGCCGCTGCGTTGACTGGATCGGTATAAAAGCGCTTGTCCTCGCCAGCTTTGTAACCGAAAGGGATGGCCCCGCTGGTGACTTGACATTTCCGGGCACTCTCCATCAGACCGCGGCGAACATTCTCTGCGTTTGTTGCAGAATAAAACTCGGCCATGCCCATCAGCATGGCCTTTTGCATTCCGCCTAAAGGCCCATCCGCTACCGGCTCGGTGCAGGAGATCAGCGAAACACCATTGCGTTTTATCCGCATTTCGTTCAGCACCATGTCCTCCATATTGCGGCCGAAGCGGTCGCTTTTCCACACGAGGACGGCATCAAACAGCCCCTTTTCGCTGTCCTTTATCATCTGTCGGAACGCTTCCCGGTCATCGTTGGTGCCTGTCTTGTGCTTATCGGCATATGTCTGGATGATGCGGTAATCGTGCTGTTCCGCGTATTCCTGGCACACCCGGAGCTGCCCCTCTATGGATTGATCTGTTTGCCTACTACCGGGGGAGTACCGCGCATAGATGCAGACGGTGCGCACCGGTCGCAGGTCATATCTTTTCTTTGCCATTGTTTTCTCCTATTAACTATTTGTGCTATCAATAGCAAAAGACGCCTTGCAAAGCAAGACGCCTTCAGGAACTCCTTCTACACATGGCAGATGAGCTACTATAAGTATATGCTGTTTCTCGGAGTATGTCAATGTATTTTTGCTTCCAGCATATACCGATTATTCCCAGCGGATTGCCTTTACGCCTTGTACCGTTCATAATGTTGGAGTTGTTTTCTTAACGAATGTTCATGATCGAGGTAAAAAGCTGTAATCAACAAACAGTATGTTTCTCTGCGCTCCACAACAACCATATAGAGCTCTTCTTCGAGTAGTATATGTACTCTGTCTGTATTTCGATATGGTTCACTCCAGACTTTTATCCCCTCGCATTCTTCGCATTGTGTTTTATCACAGTTGTAATTCTCAATAAATGCGCGAACCCACCTTATCCTTTCGCACCTTCTTAAATCTGGGGTCCGTTTTCCCTGCTTCAGATAATCTTGACAGGTCACATGAAAAAACGCCTCTTCTTTTCCATATTCAATGGGGTGTCTACGAATATTTACCTGCTTTTCTTCGAATAAAGGGTGGGTCTTTATAAAATCGTTTTGAAAAATTTCGTATAATGCCGATTGATAGTTGGGAAAATCATTATTATAGGCATCAAGAAGTTCCAACTTGGGAAGCCAGCAATTCTCTCTCGTCATACTATCCCTCCCGCTTCCCACGAAAGCAGGTTTATTTTTTCCTCACGCAATAGAGTCGTTTTTTTCAGCGTATAGCCAGAACGCTCTTTTATCAAGTCAATGATTTCCTGCTTCGCACTACTTCGGGCAAATCCCTCAGGGAAAATACGATTTTCATAACCGATAGCCCCTATAATAACATCAACCATCTGCATAATTTGAACTTCGTCAGACCGTATGGGTTGTAGGCGCCGAATCACTTTTTGTGAAAAGTCGTACATGGAATGACAGCATATGTCTTTCAGTTCTCTTGCCTTTCGGTCTGAGTTGGTATCTTTAATATCGATATAAACCTCATAGATATCGCTTGGGGAGAAGATGACTTTGAGCATATCAAAATACATCTTGTAATACCAGGTATCGTGTGTTTGATGATAGCGTTCGTGATTTAGTTTTTTCTTATCTGGGATGATAACGCCTCTAAAATGCAAATCATCATCGTCGAAAAAGTAATTGACCAAATCTTTATATAAATCGATTTTTGCGGGACTGATTTTTGTCCATTTCATTTCCATAACTTCAGAAACGGAATTTCTTTTTTTAATTTGACGAATTCGCTCATTGATCTCTCTAAGTTTCGATTGCGGACACCAAACAGCGCCTAAAACCATAACATTACTATCATCATGCTCAAGATGACAAGTTTCATCACAGTAAACATTGTAAACCATATTTTCACCACCTGCATTATCAAATTTTCTTTTAGTTTGCTAAACAGTATAAGTCCTGTTTATCGGACACCCTGTGGTGTACTATTATATTTGTAACGAACATATGTTCACAACCTCCAAGATAACCCTTGCAATTTCTTATTTCGAGCATAATGCACAAACAAAGTAACCATTCTTTGGAAGCCGGACAGATTTGTCATGTAAATAGGACAGATTTGGCAGAATAAATGTTAAATTTGTCGGTAGAATTTTACAGTTTTATGAGTTATAATCAAATCATAGAAAACATTGGAAACGCAGATTTAACAAAGGGGAGGGGACATAATGAACCGGAGAGAAGAGTTGAAACAGGCCGTTGAAAGAATGACACCAGAACAATACAAATGGTTTATCGATCAAGTGCGATCTTTGCTATCTGCATCACCTTCTCCATCTGCTCATCAGAAAGAGTCTCAGCAAACGCATTAAATCTTTTCTTTGTAGGTGATGGTTCGCTATCGGTTGGTTGGTGTGGCGCGGAGAAGATGTCTTTTTCATTGAGGGTAACATCCATATCATCACATAGAGACAGCAGCTCATCAATAGTAATGCCCATTCCAGTTGCTATTTTATTGATTACAGGAAGGGAGGGAACCATCTTTTTACCAGTTTGCGGATTTATCTCTTTTTCAATAAGGGAAATATAACCGGTAGAAAGACCACACAGAGCACCAAATTGTCTTTGAGACATTTCGTGGTTTTCTCTATATTGTTTAATTATTTCGGACAACTTCATAGTAATTCCTCGCTTTTCTTTGTTAAATACAATTTACATTATAGGGGAAGCAAAGTCAATAGGTTTGACAAAATGTTTTGACGATTTTGTAAAAAACACTTGACGATACAACCAAAAAGTGCTATTATAAAGATGTCAAAAGATTTAGACATACGACGGAAAGGAGGGAGCGATTTGGGGTATAAAATCAAGGAGCGACGGGAAGCACTGAGGATGTCGCAGGAAGAGCTTGCTTCTAAAAGCGGAGTAAGCCGCCAAACTATTTCCTCAATTGAAAACTGTCCCGACAAAAACATGTCAACAAAGACGCTTGAAAAGATAGCGGCGGCGCTGGGCACAACTCTTAAAGATCTTTTTTTTAGCTAAAGCGTCTAAAGCTTTAGACAAAAGAAAGGAGGGAGGAAGTGAAAAACGATTTCTCGATCACGAAAGACGGCCGGACATTCCTTAACGGAACCGAGATCAAGGGCGTTCTGGGGCTTCGGCTGCTCGTCGAAGCAGGAAAAGACCCTGAGGTGGAGCTCAGGGTCGCAATAAGCAGTATTGATGTTGATGGGTACACGGACTGGTTAAGCAAAAGGGATGACTGATTTGATTTTTGCGAGCCAATCCAAAACATCGGATAGCCCGTTTTGAAAGCGTTGTTCCATGTAGATGATGGCTGAATCCTGGAGTTCAAACCCACCGTCTACATACATCTTTACTGCTCCGGCGCGCTTTAGTTCAGAAAGGTAGTCCTTAAAATCTGAGGTTGTCCAATCGCCGTGATTATTTTCTTTGGTTTTATCCTCGTTGGAAAAATACCTTGCGGAGCTTTTCGGAGACCCAGATGATCGGCGCTTGAGATACTCTGCATAAATTTCGCAGAGCGCCTTTTTGGTTCCCCTTGAGAGCGAACTAAGCATAATCACACCTCCTTTCCAGAATTATTCTACCATAGGCTGGAAATGGAGACAATAGGGATCCGCCGAAAACGATATCAAGCAAGCTGAATTATCACTCCAGCTACAGCGGCGAGTGCAGCAATTCCAGAAAGGCTCGTTGTTACAACAAACTGGGTGGTATGATCCTTTTCATTTTTCATACTGGCCTTTGCTCTTAGCCCATTTTCAGTAAGGTGCGTAACGCCCTTATCGAACGAATTTTCACTGTACCAATAGTGTTCGTCGCCGAAAACTCCATCTACCAGCTTTGACCGGAGCATAGTTTGAAATTCTGCTTTTGTCAAAACAGCACTATTGCTACGCTTGAACTTACGCAATATTCTCTTTTCTTCTTCGGTCAAGCAGTACGAGATATCAAGTTTTTCACTCATAATATCACCTCAATCACAGAATACGAAAGATAAGGAGGGTGGACGATGTCAGTAGAACAGGCAGGCTATAACACACCAGCTGCGGAGAACCTAAAGCGGCTTTTGAAAGAACGGGGCCTTACCGGGTACAAATTCGCGGTAAAGGCTGGGTACACTCCGCAGCAGCTTACAGATATGATGCACCACCGCAAGATCATGCGGCCACCGGATATCGCAGCTCTGGTCGATGCGCTTGGAGTCGATGCATCGGAATTCTTCAAGAAGTAATAGCCGGTCAGCATGACCGACCGGCTGTGCTTCCTGCCCATTACTTGGGGCGGCGATTGGAGAGCGTAGAGCCCGCAATCTGCTTTGCGGTCTTGCTGGTACTGGGACTGCGCAGCACTTTTGATGCCTTGGATGCAACTTTGCTGGAAGTACGAACGCTATTTTTTGCCATTGTTTCACCTCCTTCCGGTTTTGGGTAGGGTGGGTGGAAATGCTGCTGATCGCAACTCAGCGGCACAACCACCTACTACATAGTATATCATAAAAACAATAATGTTTCAATATATAGTGGAGAAAAAATGTTCCTGCACTATATATGCTAAAGGAGGAGCATATGCCAAAGGAACAACCCATGAAGGTAATAACAGTAGGCACCATAAATATTTCCAAAATGCCGCAGAGCAAAAGGGATTTCCTTTGCGCCTGGTTGATGGAAGCAATGGAGCGCTTCTATTCCGATCCTGCCAATATGGCTGGTTTTTTGGAATGGGAAGCGAACTTGGAAAAAGAGAAGGAGGAACAACATGGAAGCAACAACCAACACCTTTATCCGGTGGTTTAACTCGGATGAGATCGTACCCAGTAAGGACGGGCATTACCTGTGCCAGACAAATCAGGGAAGATACGCTACCTTGCCATTCAGCACCAAGCATCAGGTGTTCAATGTCAGCGGAGATCATGTGGAGACCGCTATCGAAGTCCAGTGGTGGGCATTCCTACCGGAGCTTCCGCAAAAGGAGGTACAGGAAGATGAGTAAAAAGGAGTGGCTGCAGGAAGCCTTGGCCGTAGTTCTCGGAATGGGAGCCATATTCGCAGCAGTGGCTATCCTGCTGCTGGCGAGGTAAGGCTATGGAGCAGAACGAGAGGATAGCAGTTATCCGGGAGAAGTTCCCCGGTTACACCAAGCCACTGGACAGTATGTGCAAACGGCCGGAGTATTATGGCATCCGGCGTACTGCCGAAGCGGAAGCGCTGATAGCGGACAAGCCCGGCAGGAAGCGGGAAGCAAACTATAAGCTGTCTGTGCGTATTCCCTTGGGTTATGTGAATATGGCGGAGTTCCGTCAGCAGCTTATCGAAATGGGTTACTGCAACTTCACAGCATGGGTTCTGCGCTGTATCCGCCGTCAGCAGGAGGAGTACAAAAAAAGAAAGGCCCCCGCAAAAGACGGGAGCCAATCCACCACCACAACTATACACGATAAGGGGAGGGATGTCAAGTGATCGTCTACAAGGGAACCGATAAGGATATGAAGTGCCGAGGATTCCAATTCGATCTTGGCAAAGAATATATGGAGGAGGGAGCGAAACTGTGCGAAAAAGGTTTCCATGGATGTGAGTACCCGCTGGATGTGTTCGCCCATTACGCCCCGGCCGACAGTCGGTTTTTCGTGGCTGACCTCGATGGTGTGACGGAAGAAGAAGCAGAAGGTGACAGCAAGCGATCCGGAACGAAAATAAAACTCCGGGCGGAGATCGGGATTGCAGGCATCGTAAAAGCTGCGGTCGAGTACATAAAAGAAAAAGCCGAGAGCAGCAAAAAGCAGACCGGCGACTATAGCGCAGCCACCAACACCGGCAACTGGAGCGCAGCAACCAACACCGGCGACTATAGCGCAGCAACCAACACCGGCGACTATAGCGCAGCA